AAAATTATTTAGAGTTCCCATTCTAGGGTCATAGGTCATGGCGAAGTATTCATATAGAAGTTTGTCGATTTTTGTATTTTGGATCCCCACCCTGAACACACCCTGGAGGGCTAACTCCATCAGGTCCACAAGCAGGCTTATAATCTTCCGCTCCGTTCCAAGCCTTCGCTGCCAAATCAGTAGCTTTCTTCCAGGCCTTTGTTTTTAATTCCTCTTCGCTTGGAGCAGCGCACTGACCTCCCTCCTCTAGTAAGGATAGGGTTCTTTTTTTAAGCCTAGAGTAGCTTTCAAGTAATTGGTCAAAGTAATTCATATTATATCATAGCTAAAAAATAAACCCAACCCGCATCCAACGAGTTGGGTTTTTTAAATTTGACTTTATTCTATCAGCCTACTGTAGAGTTAACAGTACCTTTCTTATCGTTAGTGTTAACAAAGTAGTCGTAACGGAACTTCATTTCGATAGTGTGGAACTCATTAGTAGAATAATTGTACTCCCCATGGGTTATTGATTTAGGGTATGCTCCGAATAGTCTAATGACGTTTCGAGGAAGCCCTTTGCCTGTAAGCTGGACAACTTGAATCTCGTTTTTAAATGATGGCATTGTTCCAACACCTCCACCACCTGGGATAGCTTGGTTCTGCATTTCACCAGTACGAGGATCATAGGTTGCTCCCATTAGTTCGTACAAAAGCTTATCTGCTTTTGTCTTTTGTAGGTTATCAAAAGTAACCACTAACTCGTCCATGCTTGGGCGACCAGGGTAGTAAACCTTATCATTTACTCGGTTAACTTCGATATCCTCAACACTCATTCCGATTCCATTAACTTGTTTTGCTGCAAGAGTTAAAGGCTTTTGGACACCATTGAGAGGATCTACTTGATTAAACATAAAGCTGATCTCCCATTGATATGCCCTTACAGAATCAAGATCAGTTGATACTAAAGGAGTAGTTGGCTGTTCGCCAGTTATTGTCCGAGCAACATTCTCGTCATTATTTGTAAAGTATGAATCTGCCATTTTTTATTTTCTCCTAATTAACCTGAAATAGTGGCACCTTGGGAGGCTACGTTCAACTCAAAGATGAGAACTTCAGCAGCCTTAGTGGGTTTGATAAGAACTTTACACCAAAGCTCATTCCTATCAACTCTCTCTGGGGTGTTTGTAGTTTCGTCACAAACAACCTTGAACTCAGTGATGCCTCGTCGCCTCTTGATATCCTCAAAGAGGGGAGTGAGCAATGTCTGAATTCTTTCTTGAGTAATTTTATCATTAGGCTCAAAGATAAATCTCTTAGTTGATGCCTCAATGACTCGTTTGATGTAAATCATCAAGCGTCTTACATTAATTCTATCTAGTGCAGTTGAAGCTCTTTGCGTTGTTCTCTGCCCAAAGATAGTAATTCCTTGCTGTGGGAAGCTAGTGATTGGGTTAACAATATTACCCCCACTGTAAAGAGCGTCTCTGTCGCCTTGGTTGAGATGCACTTCTGTTTCGCTAGGCTTGGTAAGTCTACCGCGCACAAAACCTGCTGGTGCGAACCAAAGATCAGCAACCGTATCTGTGAATCCCATTTGCCTGATGGCAAAGATAGCGGGATCATAGAACATATCCTTACCGTAGAAGGTATTGAAGACCTTAACTTGTGGGAAATACAAGGCAGCGTAAGAACTGTTCATTGCAGTGGTCCTGTAAGGGGTACGACCATTGCTGTAATCAATAGCATCTTGAGCTTGGCCTAACCCTAAAGGAGTACCGAAGACTGCAAGGAACCCAAGTCTTTCAGCAAGAGTAATTAAAGCGTTTTGAACCCTGTAATCTGTAATTCCTGGAATCGCTGCGATGGTGATGGGAACGAGATCATCATCAAATGCCTCGATCCCTGTTCGGTTTGCACCGACCTCACCGATTAATGCATCAGCTTCCTTATCGGAATCTCCGTTACCGTCACCATTTGTTCCACCTGCCATGTTATCAGTTCCAGCGACAAACTTTGCGAAGCGTGGGGACATTCTCTTAGAGGACATCGCGTTATCGTAAGTTCCTGAAACTATGACAGCTTGACCACCAGCACCTCTAGGTGTAGCACCAATAGCAGAGAGCGTAGTAGTATATCGAGCTAATTTTGTTGCATCGAATATAGCGCCAGAGGCCATTAGATTACCTTTGATAATATCAGATGTTCTATTTTCAAGACCAGTATTAATAACAGTCTCAACAAATGCCCCTGAACCGACTAAAGATACTTTAAAGGACTCAGCAGTGGCTCCATCTTCATTAACATTTAAGAAATCATTTTGAGATCCTAGTGGGCTAACCGTTATAGAGTTTCCAGTGATTGTGCCATCTGCGTGGGTTGAGGCATCATAACCATTTCCTTGGTACTGAGATTCAACTAAGTATCCCATACCTGCTGTAGTAATTGAAGCGTCCTCAAACTGAGTTCCTCTGATTTTTACCTCAGCAACAGCACCTCCATTTATATCTGCCAACTTTCCTGCTTGGTGAGAAATACCATTCCAAGGAGCGCCATTGGTATCAACTCCAGCTAAACCAGAGGCAAGACCACTTGCGCCAACAGGATATAAACTACTGGACTCTAAGGTATAGGACGAATCTTTAAAGGCTTTAACATGTAGAATTGCTCCAGAACCAGCAAAGTTTGCAACGATGTAGTTTCCAATACTGGAGGCAACAGTGCTATCTAAACTAGAAGCGGTCATGTAAGAGCCGATCTTGTCTCCATCTAGAGAACCTCCAACGAGAGTAGCCATAGCTTGTGCCTGAGTTGTACATGCTGTCCCACCCATAGAGGTTCCAGAATCAATTGCAATTCTCTTGGGGGATTGATAAACTTTGTTACCGCTGTTATCACTTGCCTGTAGTTCAAGGTAAAGGGTTTCGCCAACACCATAGCCTGTTCCACTATTAAAGATAGCGACCGCAGGGCAGCCTCCCATCTCAACAGTGGCACTCGCTGTAGTGGCAGTACCGCTTCCCATTGCTCTAAGGAAATAAAGCTGGTTACATGTTTCGAGGATCTCTAAGGATCCCTCTAAGGCCTGTCCTGGAAGATCCTCAGTGGGTCTTCCAAAAGCTTTAATTAGCCTTTCTTGACTAGTGATTAGCGTTGGTTTGTTAGGAACACCTTTCCCTGCAAAGCCAACAATACCAACCACTGTAGGGTTGATAGCTGGTGTGTAATCACTTATATCTTTTTCTATTACATAAACGCCTGGACTGACAAAGTTTACCATTTTTTATTCTCCTATGCTCCTCGAACGGTAATGAGTCTCCGCTCTCGGAGATTTTGTAGTTGATTGCTGAAATAGCTTTCAGGCAAAACAAGCGTTTCTCTGGGGGATAACCAGACACGCTTTACGCCTTTTGGGGTTGTTAGATATAGTTCTAACCGCTGTAAACAATCATTTTTGAGTAATTTCATAAATAACCTCTACTTGTATTTAGCAAGGAAAGCACTATTTTGTGAAATAATTTTTTGCTTATGTTAAATAAGACTCTAGATTGATCTGTTCCAGCTTTCCTGTAGACGTTATCTTAAATTTAGGGCTTTTAATATAGGTTTCTACGCCAACAGTAAAGGTTTTTCTAATAATTCTATCTTCCTTATCACCAACAGAAAAACTGTAGTTGTTAGTTTCGGATACTAAAAACGCTTTACTGTCTTTGCTAAACTCTGTAGACAATTCTAGAGAAGGATTGAACTTAAGCCTAATCTGCTGGGCTAATTGGTCCATGTCATCCATGTACTTACACCATAAGTTTACGTTATACTGCGCTGTCACAGGCCTGTCACACAAACTAATCACTCGCTCCCCTCTTAGAGTTTCTTTGTTATAATATGTTTTCTGCATTATAACATTTGCAAAACGTCTACGATTATCATCCTCTAAGATTGAATTTTGCGACACAGTAATTATAGGAATTATCATGTTGTCATGGCTTTTTAGCTTTGCTACAGTCCTTTCAGGGTTACCGTATCTACACTTCACCTCAACTGCCTCCATCTCATCGTTAAGATAATTAAGCCCGTTAAACTGACTAATTAAATAACGAACAATTTCTTTGTATGCATTTATAGGAAGCACGGAGCTTTTATCCATTTGATGTAATAAATTCATGAGGTACTCTTGCGATGTAACTTGAGACGATTCAATAGAATCTATATCACTAATCTGTATAGAAGAAGTATCTCTAAGAGTTTGGTTATCCGTTCCTGGGTTACTATGCGTTCTCAATGTCTAAGTACCCCCCAACATCATTAGTAAAGTCTGTATAAGGCTCTTCCACCACTTCTTTCTCATCACGAAGGAGTTTAGCAGCACAAACTAAATGGTATACACCATATAATTGGAAAGAATCCTCTTGCACTTCAAAGATTTCATATCTTTGATTTTGAAATTTAGGTTTAATTACATCCCCTTCTACTGGATCACGCCCAATCCTACTTGCAATATAGGATTTATTGAAAATAAAGATCTGATCATTAGTAAGCTCAAGGCCAAACTCAGTTAAGTTCTGCTCCATGGCTTTAGGCTCATAGTGTCCATGAACCAAGATCGGATCACTTGCAATCGGCTTAGATTTAGACTCAAGATAAACCTCATCATAATCCTCACCTTGAAGGAATTTAAAGTAAAGCATCTCAGACCCCGCAATCCTAATCAACTCATCGTCTACCAAATTAAACAGGTTAATATCGGCATTTTCCTGGTCAAATAAAGACAGGAGACTCTGCCCCTCTAGCTCAGGAAGAGGAGGCATATCCGTGGATACTTTTAATAGATCTTTTTTTCTCATTAGAATGTAGTAAAGGTAGGTGGTTCCTCAATTTCCATTAATAATTCTTGCACTAATCGTTCTTTTTCTTCTTTACTTTCTGCTGCTAACTGAGCCCCGTTCAATTGAGCACCTCCTGCGGGGGAGGGGACTGTAACATATTTTCCACGAATTTGAGACAATACAGCTTTAGCACAGGCCAAGGCATACTTATGCACCCAAATACTATACGCTGGCTGAATTGTGTTCGAATCTAACGCTCTATACTCCACGATAACAGGCTCTGGAGTTCGAGACGGCGCAGGGGATATTTGTATATACTTTCCATTTAGCACATTAAAGGACCCATCCTGGCTAAGGATCTTCCTATACATCTCCAGGTTCTGCTGCATTTGATAAAACTCAGCGATGTTCATATCTCCAAACAAAAAGTTATCTTGGAAATATTTTAAAAAGAAATCAAACTCCAAGGTGCCGTTCTGTGATGGAATTGACAAAAGGTTTTTCTTATAAGATACATACTCCAAATTATTAATTATATAAGGAGGAAGCTCATACACGTTCTGCCCAACGGACGCATCAAAAGAAGCGTACTGAAGTGTCCATAAAGGGGCATGATAATCAAGCTTCGTAATAGCTTCATGTATGCATTGTTTTAATTGAAAGGGTGTCAAC